GGACGGTAAATACTCCACCATCATGGATGGTGAGAAGGTAAAGTTTCTTTATCTAAAACAACCCAACCCAGTTCAGGATTCTGTTATTTCTTTCGTTAGTGGTATCCCAAAGGAGTTGGATCTTCATAGGTTTGTTAACTATAAGAGTCAGTTCGAGAAAAGTTTTCTCGATCCACTCCAGAACATCCTGACTGTGGTTGGATGGACAACGGAGGAGAGAAGTAGTCTAGAAAGTCTATTTGTTTAATCGGAGCATATTATGAAAAATAAAACATATGAAGTCTCAGAAGAGACATTTACTGTCTGCAAGAATACACTTCATGCAGCACATGAACAAATCAAAGAAGAACTAAAGTCTTTGATAAAGAACAAGCATTCAAGAAAAGAAGATGTAGATGGCTGTATGGAAACGAGTCGTCTGGTCGGAGAAGCATTGAAAGAAATGGAGAAACTAAATTGAATTTTCTAAGTGATATTATTAAACAATCTGGAAATGAGTATGCGTCTGTGGTGTCGGACGGAATTGAGGGATCAGACATCAATGGATTTGCTGACACAGGATCATATGCTTTCAATGCTTTGTTGAGCGGATCCTTGTATGGAGGAATTGCAGACAACAAAATCACTGCGATTGCCGGTGAGTCTGCAACTGGTAAAACTTTTTTTACTATTGGTATTGTACACCAGTTTCTAAAGGACCGACCGGACGGTGTGGTTCTTTACTTCGACAGTGAACAGGCGGTCACCTCAGAAATGTTTTCCGACCGTGGTGTTGATCCTAGTCGGGTTGCTGTCTTTCCTGTGGCAACTGTAGAAAGTTTTCGACATCAGGCGATCACTGTGGTTGACCAATATCTGGCCCTTCCTAAGAAGGATCAGAAACCAATGTTGATCGTTCTCGATTCTCTTGGTATGCTTTCCACTGAGAAAGAGATGAATGATACGGCAGAAGGTAAGACCACCAGAGACATGACTCGCGCTCAGGTTATCAAAGCGACCTTCCGTGTACTGACACTGAAACTAGGCAAGGCAAACCTTCCGATGATTATGACCAACCACACATATGATGTTGTTGGTTCGATGTTCCCGACCAAGACAATGGGCGGTGGATCTGGTCTGAAGTATGCCGCTTCCACCATCATCTATCTTTCTAAGAAGAAAGTCAAGGAAGGAACCGAAGTCATCGGTAACATCATTCATTGCAAGAACTTTAAGTCTCGACTGACCAAAGAGAATGCTATGGTTGATGTCTTGCTAAGTTATGATGAGGGTCTACATCCTTACTATGGACTTGTGGACTTGGCACTTAAGTATGAAATTTTTAAGAAAGTTTCTACCAGAATCGAATTGCCAGATGGAACCAAGGCATTTGAAAAAGTAATTTACAGGGACCCAGAAAAGTATTTCACCGAGGATGTAATGAAGCAACTCGAAGAAGCAGCACAAAAGGAATTCAAATATGGAAAGTCAGACAGCATCGAAGACCCCGAAGTACCAACTGATCGAGACGAATGATAACAAAGATAGTCTAATCAACACGGCTATCGAAATCACCGAGGGTGATTACGCGGGAACAAAATGGTTGTATGGTAAGGCATACTTCAATCAAACCGACAATGGTCAAATGATTATGAAGTTTGAATATGAATTGCTAGACGAGGAGGCCGATCAGGCCAGTCCAGAACTGATCGACATCATGGGAGATATTCTCGTAGAAATTCTAGAAAAAGAGGTTGCACCTGTTGAAAAGCATCTTGATCTTGATATAATACAAGATGACCCAGACCTAGTTGGTCGTGTTGAGGAACTGAAACAAGAAGCTGAAAAGCAACGTCAGGAGAGTAATGACCGCGAAGATTGAAAAAATGGTATTGTCTTCACTCGTCAATGATGATGAGTATTCTCGAAAGGTTGCACCGTTCTTAAAGGAAGAGTATTTTGCTGATCCAGCTGAAAAGGTTGTGTTCAAAAGAATCTATGACTTTATCTTAGAGTACAACAGTCGTCCAACCAAAGAGGCGATTGAGATCACCCTAAGTGGTGATGAAAAACTGCATCAGAAATTGTTTACTGATGCAACAGAACTCGTAAGTGAAATCTTCGAAATGAAGACTGACCAAGATCAATCTTGGCTGTTCAAGGAGACTGAAAACTTTTGTCAAAACAAATCCATCTACAATGCGATCATGGAGTCGATCAAGATTTATGATGGAAAATCTGACAAAACTACCAGTTCTCTGCCCTCACTCCTGTCCGATGCGTTGTCGGTATCTTTCGACACACACATTGGTCACGATTACATTGAAGATGCAGATGATCGGTTCGACTTTTACCACAAGGTAGAAACAAAGATCCCGTTCGATCTTGACTTCTTTAATTCGATCACACAGGGGGGCACCCCCCAGAAGACACTTAACATTGTCATTGCTGGTACGGGTGTAGGTAAATCCATGTTTCTCTGTCATCATGCAGCGAATTGTCTTGTTCAAAACAAGAATGTTCTCTACATCACTTGCGAGATGGCAGAGGAAAGGATTGCCGAAAGAATTGACGCTAACCTTATGGACATCTCTATGGATGACCTGAAGGCACTACCCAAGCAGATTTACGACAAGAAGATTGAACGTGTCTCGTCTGGAGTGACTGGTAAGTTGATCGTTAAAGAGTACCCCACGGCTTCAGCAAACTCAAACCACTTTCGGTCTTTGCTTGATGAACTGGAAATCAAGAAGAAGTTCGTCCCTGACATCATCTTTATTGATTACCTAAATATTTGTGCAAGTTCTAGGTACAAGCAAAATGGAAATGTAAATTCTTACATGTACATTAAGTCTATCGCCGAAGAGTTGCGGGGTCTTGCTGTAGAAAAAAATGTTCCCATCTTCTCAGCAACACAAACCAACCGAGAGGGTTTTTCGAACACAGATGTTAGTCTCGAAAACACATCCGAATCTTTCGGTCTTCCTGCAACTGCGGACTTCATGTTTGCTCTCATCTCAACTGAAGAGTTGGAAGACGCGGGCCAAATCATGATTAAGCAACTCAAAAACAGATACAATGATACTGCGGTTAACCGAAAGTTTATACTCGGACTGGACCGAGGTAAAATGAAGTTTTATGATGTGGATATAAATGAATCCATTGAACTGTCTGGTGCGAATACTAAAGATACAAACGACTTTGGATCAGGATTCGGTTATAGTGATAAGTTTCAGGGCAACAAAGAAAAGTTTTCTGAATGGAATTTGTGATGTCGTCGTTTATAGACAAAAAGTATATCAATCTAATGTCTCCGATCCTAGATCGTTTTGCATGGAAAAAGGATAATCTAGCAAATTGTAGATGTCCTATCTGTGGAGACTCACAGAAAAACAAATCAAAGGCAAGAGGGTTCTTCTACCAAAAGGGGAATGACTACTTCTACAAGTGTCACAATTGTGACCACGGATGCTCACTGTACAGATTCTTGGAAACAGTGTCGCCATCTTTGAAGGAAGAGTATTCACTTGAACGGTGGAGGAATGGAGAGTCTGGTAGATCGAACTATGTTAAACCGAAAGAGGAGAATATGTTTTCATTTAGCAAACCTAAGTTCAAGCAAAAGCACGATCTTCTTAAACCACTTCTTTGTGTAAAGGATGCTCCTGAGAATCACATTGTTAGACAGTTTGTTGAACTCAGGCAGATCCCTAAGAAGTTTTATGATCTCCTATACTTTACTGATAACTTTGGTAGGTACATGAAACTGGTGGACCCCGATGTGGCTGCCATGCCCCCAGAACCTCGTCTGGTTATTCCGTTCTTCAACAAGAACGATGATGTAGTTGCGGTTCAGGGAAGAGTTCTTACGATGAAGGGCGAAGCAAACGCAAGAAGGACTGCAAGGTATATCACAGTCAAGTCCGACAAGTCTATTGACAGGCTGTGGTATGGTATGTGGCGAGCGAACGCGAAGAAGAGAGTCTATATTGTGGAGGGTCCATTGGACAGTCTCTTCGTACCAAACACGATCGCTATGGTTGGTGCTGGTGTGGTGGACGAAATCCCTGCTAAGTTCTATAACTCGGATGTGGTGTTTGCCCTCGACAACGAACCACGAAATCCCCAGATCGTTTCTTATGTAAGTAAACTCATTGACATGAATAGACAAGTCTGTATATGGCCAGATGAGTTGAAAGAAAAAGACATTAATGATATGATACACAGAGTCTCGGCGGCCGAGGTGAAGAAAATCATGGACAAGAATACAT